ACCAGCCCAATCTCGTTCCTCAAGCACTTCAACAGCGGTTAACTTGCAGTATTTAATTGTTTTCTTATAAGAATCACGCTTGTCAACAACGGTAATGCCGTAATTGTCAAGGCGGGTAAAGAAATCCTTGTCATCAGCAAAAGTAGCTGTTCCATCGCTTAAAAGGTACAGCGTAGCTTTTTCTTTGACTGTGTAATAGTACTCAGCAAGGCGAATATCCTCTTTGGTGATCCACTCGGACTGTGAGTCGCCAGTACCGCGCTGGGTGAAACTCGTGCCGCCATCTTCTGCGTCTGGGTACATCTTGCGGAATTCATCTTTACGCATCATTGTTGTAATTAAGCAACGATCAGCGTCAGAGCCATCAGGCAAGACTGAATTAGGGTCAAAGTAGACTGTAAATGGATTGTCTACAGGGTCAATGTAGATTTCTTGGTCAAATGAGTCCTCAGAAATGTAGTCTGTGCGGACTCGCATATAGCCCCAGCCCATGCGTACAGCGTATTCAAACGCATTGTCATAGGCGTGATCAGCGTTGGAATTGACCTCAATGTGGCGAATAATGCCCTGAATTGTCTGTGCATCAACCATGTCCTCATGCGTGTTTGTCGCATGAACTTTGATTCTTGGGCGTTGCTGGCGTTGTTGATTTGATACTTGGCGGCAATAGTTATCCACCTTGTTCACCGTAATAACGGGGCGTGACTCAAGATTGCGTGAGTTTTGCAGTTCTACAGGCCATTGATCACCACCACCAAACTTCAAGTCCTCAAGTGCTTCCTGACGGTTCATTGTGTCTGCATCGTTAGCAAACTTCAGAAACTCTATTGCTTCTTGAATTCGTGAGTCGTAATCATCAGCCATGATGTTGCCCTAAGTGATTTGGAGACATTTTAACTCATCCATGAGTGTTGGCTACCATAATTTGCGGTAGGTCTGGGCTTTCTGCGCTCTCTAGGCTCATTGACCATCAGACCAATATATCTAAACGCATCAGCGCCATGCGAGTAATTGTCGTGCAAAGGCGTTCTGCTAAATTGCTTAGTGTCTGGGTCTACATCGTAACGGTAATGGCGTAGACATTGCAAGCCTTCGTGACAATTATCCCTGTCAAACCACATATTTGTAAACAATGTTCTAGCCGCATTGATTGAGTCTGTAATTGGCGTTCTAGGAATGATTTTGGTTTTATAACCCGCGGCCCTTACGATTTCCTCAATGCTTCTACCATTTGCCGCCAGCGTTTTGTTCTCAGCATCGTGTGGAAGCCATAGCGTGTCGTACATATAACCAAACGTTTGCATCTTGGCTAGGTAGTCGCTCATGGTCTGTTGATTGCCCTCAATGTAGCGAATTAGGCGGGTTTCCATGCCTATAAACTGCAAGAACCAGATTGCTGTGGCATCAGACCAACCAAGGTCAAAGATGGCGTGAACGGGCTTTGTAGCATCGTAGTTAACCTTTGTAATGCGCCCATCCAACTCAGCCAGTTGCATTTCTTTGGCAAAGATAGCGCCATCTACTGTCTGTCGGCATAAACCTTCCCAAACCACGTTATAAGCCTGTGGATCACGGTGTTTAAGCGCATCCTTCTCAAGTTTCAGCGTTTCAGGAAACCACGGGTTATCTGACCAGTTTACTTTTTGGACAATGCAATCTTCTGGGGGACTCAGCACAAACCGCTGATAAGTCTCGTCTGTCTCTAATTCTGGGTTGAAAGTTATCCAAATCTCGGACTTTTCCTTACGAATGGTAGGAATCAGCACGTTCCACGACATTCGGCTGGTTGTCTGCGCTTCCTCAACCCAGCACACATCAACACCCTCATAAGACTTAACATTTGCCACATTGTTCTTTAAACCAACAAAACTAAACTCTGTGCCGTTCCTTGCTCTGATTGATGCTTGGGTGATTTCATAGAAGCCTTCAAGCCCTAGCGCCATGATTTGATCGCATAATAGCTTGTGAACTGAGTCTTTGATAGATGTCTGGAATTCACGGGCGCAAAGCACCCTTAATGGGGCTTGTGCGCCTTTAATCAGCAAAGCCCTAGCAACCCCCCATGATTTAGCCCCACCGCGGCCACCGTACAGGACTTTATAGCGCGATGGCTTAAACAAGCATTCCAGCTTTAGCGGGAACTCTGCTTTGGCTAGTGCTTGTTGAACTACTGACATAGGTTGTTGGAACTCAATTCGGTCTTTGACTAGGTGCGCTGGAAAGCCAGAAAAAGGCGCACATCAACATCCTTGAATGCTGGCTTAACATTCCAACACGAATGGGGTTGCCCATGCGTCTTAGATGTCATTAGGCTTTACAAATGAAACTTGGATACCAGTAAGGAATGGCGCACCATCTGCGCCTGTAATCTCTTGCTTGACTTGCTCACGATACTTTTTGGGAAATCTTGCCGCCATAGACCTTGACCAGATTGTTGCGTTCAGTCTTGGCCCATCTTTAGTCTCAACCATGTAATTGTCGGCTTGATCTTCCCACCATGCTTGCTCATGTTCCTTGGCTTCGCTTAAGGCTTGCATAAATTCTTCGTGTTCATCACGCCATTTGTACATAACCCTAATGGATAACCCTAACCTTGAAGCAATTTGTTCCACGCTTTTGCCTGTTTTACCCAATGCTATGACTTCCTCACAATACTCTGGTTTGTAGAGGGATGGGCGACCAACAGGGCGTTTCTCGGTTGTTTCAGTCATTTAAATTATTCTTGTGTTTTGAAATAGCCTTGACGATTTAAATATAGTAAATCGCTTAAAGGCGTATCGTAGCCATAACCACCTTTTTGTGGGGTGAATTCATTGGGGAAGTTTTGAAGTCGTTGTTCAGGCGTTAAGTCTTGCCTTGCTTGGACTTGTCTGGCTTCTACTTCACCGCCTAAACGCTTATACATTTGGCTTGGAGTGTAAGGAGTCGTTTTTGTGTCCAATCCATACATCTTTACCATTTGTTCAGCTTGCGTTCTTGCGTCTGTGCCTTTGCTGTAAAGAGGCCAGCTTGCTTGAAATCTTGCTTCCTCATGGGGCAACCAACTCATAGCGCCTGATTTATCGTAATGGTTAATCAATGCGGATTCTGCATTACTAAACCAATCTGAATTGTTTTGTGGGGTTAAACCCAATCTGTCTGCGTGTTGTTCTACTTCTTTGCGCCAGTTAAGAATGTCTCTTGCTTTTGTTGCGGCATCTTGTTTTGTAAAATCTTGAGCCGATCCACCAACAGCCCAATTTTCAACCTCTTGAATTGGGTGTTGCAATTCGTGAAGCATTACGTCTTTAGCGTCCTTGCTTGACAAATTTGGGTGCATTTCAAGCCAGCCTTTGCCTTCCTCTGGAATAGCCATGCGACCATGAACATTGCTGTTTTTGGGCAAAAACCTTACTTCAATGTCTTTCAATTCTGGGTAATGCTTATAAAGTTCAGGATGATGGAATATGTCACCAACAGTAACTGGCGCGGCTGTTTTGTCCTTACCTAGCGCTGTCATACGATTCATTACCGTATCTTCAAATGTTCCTGTGCCTTTAAGAAAAGCAGATTTATCATTTATTTCTTGCCGCCATTGATTGTCAGCAATACCACGATGAACCCCAAGTTCTTGGTGAATGTCTTTTGGACTCATTCCCTTTTTTTCAAGCATTGCGGCTTTAAATGCAATGTTTTTAGCGGCAGGGACAAAAATGCCACCAAAATTGTATGCTTCTGCCATTTGTTTGGCTAATTGTTTAGTTTTAGGCCCATAACTTATGCCTTCTTCTTCAGTAGCTTGATAAAGCTGATCTTTTGCAGATTTTGCTTTATCAATAGCATTTCCAGCCATTTGCTGTAACCCAGCCACAGGATTACGGATTAGATCAGACCCCTTACGCTTGGTAGAGTCAATCAGGCTATATATGTCGGCTAGTGTTGGCATAGTGCCACTAATTTACTCGGTTTCGGTTGGCTTTTCAACCGCAAGTTGTTTTAGCCATGCCTCATTCTCAGCAATAGCGCCTGAAATAGCATGAAAGTTAGCCAGCATTTGTTCTTTTTGCTTCTCAAGGTCAGCAATTCGGGCTTTTACTTGGTCAATCATTTTTTGGCAGTCTTTGCAGATTGTTTGAATGCTTCAGCGGTAGGTGCGCCCTTTGTGCCGGGCGTTCTCATGCGCTCAACGGGTTTGCCCTCTGCCTTTTGGCGCTCTATGCGCTCTTGTTTTTTGTGGATGTTGGCATACAAGCCGGGTTTGGTAGCCATGTTTACTCCTCAACAATTGCACAAATGTCAGCTTCTTGAATGATCTGATAATCTTGACCATCAATCTTTTGAGTGGGCCAGTTCAGATAATCCCCGTTGCCATACTTGATAAAGTCGCCAATTTGGGTTTCATACACTTCAGGCCCAACCGCCACAACAGTTCCCTCGTTAAAAGGCTCTTTGTTGTTCACATAGATAATATCTGACAGCGTTCTAACTAAAGGCTTGACAATTACCCTGTCGTTTAATGGGCGCATCATTTTGCATCCTTTGCTGGTCTGCCACGTTTCTTTGGCGGCTCAGAAAAAGCACCCGCCTCTGGGACGGGTAAAACATCCTCAAGGATGGCAACTAATTGATACTCACCGCACCATTCTGTGTAGTGACGGTTTTGAAATGTGGGGTAACGTCTACATTGCCCCATTATGCCTATGTCGTTAAAGTAAACACAAGCCTTACAATTCTGTTTAAGCATGGCAAATCTCCTTTATTTGTTGTGCCTAGAAACTCATTCAGCCCTGCATGGCTGTTTGGGTTTCGCTATTTCAGCGGTACTCTGATTTAGTTTTAGTGTAGCAAATACCGTCTGTGCGACCAGTATTGAATTGCTTATCAGCACCCATTTTGTCCTCTTTACCCATAGCAACGCCACCACGCATTTTTTCCATGCGTTCGCCTGTACGGTCAGAAGATGCCGCACCTTTAGGGGGTGTTGCGCCAGTTGTGCTTTTAGCCATTGTTGTGTCCATTTTACCCATGATTTTTCCTTGCAAAGAATTTATGGTTTTGACTTTATGCGCTATGTGGCACAATGTCAATCACCATTTTAACAGGAATTTATCATGGCTTCAAAATTTATCATCACAGCCGCAAAGTCTAAAACTCCCCGTGAGCCAATGCACTATGAAAAGGTTTCTGAGCATCGCGCTGAAATGTCCCGCATTAAAGCTGTGGAAAAAGAATTGAAACAACATGAAGCTCAAGGCTTAGACAAAGCTCATAAGGGTAAATGAGGAATTGGCACTTCTGGCGGCCATCTGTCTCCAAGTGCCTCAACCGTAGCAATGTGAGCTTTTTGCCACATATCTTTGCGTTCATCTTTTGATAGATGTGCCCCTTGGTCTATTTCGTAATGGCATTTAAGGCACAAAGCGGCCACTAAGTTGTCATCAGCCTTGATGCCCTTACCCTTGCCACCACCCCAATTGCTGTGAGCCGCTTGAACCCCGTTATCTATGCCACAACTTTGACAGGCTAAACCCGCTACCAGTTTTAACAGTTTCTGGCTTCTCACATACTGGTGTTTCAGATATTGCATATTCTTTGGTTTGGTATTTGTGGCCGTTTTTGCATTCCCGCCTTCTAAGGATAAATTCAGGGTTTGCTCTTGTGTCTAAAACTTTGTTTTTGCAAATGGCGCAAATTGGACACATCATTTTTCGTCAATGCCTTCGTAAATTAGCTGTAACTTAACTAATTCCAAAGCACCGATTATTGTGGCCATATACAGGGTTTCATCATATTTGTTAATGGTGTAAAGCAAGTCTTCTATAAGACTGTCCACCAGTTCACCTTGATTAAAGTTCATGTCTCTATTCCTTTTTCTGCCATCCAGCACAATAACCACTCAATAAACTCTGAACCTTCCTCTTTGGTAAATTTGTGGCTCTGTAACCCTAGCTGGACTACCCTTTGACCGTCTAGGCTTGGTGCTATCTTGCCTAGCTTGCGTCCTGTCTCATTTGCCCATTGATCAATTAAAAGCCGCTTCCAATCGTCTGCTGACCACTCTGAACCAGCACCCTTCATGGCTTTTGCCACTTGGTCAATCAGGGCGTGAAACATATCATTTTGGTCTGTGCTTCTGGTTGCTTTTTTAACTTCCAACCGTAATTGCTTGCCAGCTTGCAAAGTTTCTTTGATTTTCGGCCACAAATCTTTTAGCACCGTGTGGGCTTGTTGGCTGTTATGCAAGGTAAAAATCATTTAGCCTCCAATTGCTTTAAAGCCTGTTGTAAACCCAACAAACCCCCAACCCTTTGGTCATCAATAAATATTTGCGGCATTCCACGAACATTTGGGTAAACAAAATTAAACGCTTGTCTAACGCTTTCTTTGTCCATGTCATTCTCAATAAACTTTAGACCTTTTGCTTTTAATAGCTTTTTAGCGGCAACACAATTTGGACAGCCTGATTTTGTATAAATAAAAATATTCATTTAATAACTCCAATCATGCGTAAGGCGGCTTCTGGGCTGTCAATTCGCGCCAAGGTGCTTCCAGACCAGTTTTCAAAGAAATCGGCTTGTAGCCCCGTTAAACGCTTTTTAGATGTGCTTTTGATCTCCACTAAGAATGTGTGACCGCGAAACCCAACTAAAAGATCAACAGGCAAAGAAATGATCCAAACATAAGCACCCGCGGCTCTTAGAGCTGAAACAATCTGTTCCTGATTTGCGTCAACTCTTGCGGCTCGTCTCATTTTTAATCCTGTTCATTCTTTGGCGTAGGTCATCAGCGGCTGGTTGTCCGCGTCTCTTGGCAATGTCCGCTAGGGTCTGTTGCCACCAATATTGGGCTTCCCCGCCACCTTCCTCTAATGCTTTCTTTTTGAAGCGCCTGATCCATTCCAATGCTTCCGTTTGCCTCATAGTCTCCCGTAAGTTCAAGCGCTCTTGTGATGACAAAGTGGCTAAATTGTTGGCCTTCTCTGGCTCGGTCAAGAATTCTGTTTGCTTCATGGTGTGTCATGCCTTCCTCCTCAATTGAGCCATTTTTTCAAGTTCAATCAGGCTTGGCGGTCTAGTTATTTTTTCATCAGCTTTAATTTTTTGCAAAGCAGGGTCAGGCAAATTTGACGTGGGAGTTGTCACCCGGCCAATTTCTGCGTAATTGATTTTTGGTGCGTTGGTGCTTCTCACCCAATTTCGCCATGTAGCATCCCAATCAAGTTTCACGCCCTTTTGACCAGCTTGGGCTATCCAATAATCTTTAAATTGGTCAAAGGTTTTAACAGGGTTAAGTTCTGGTCTTGTTTGTTGGCAGAAATCTTCCCATTCTTTTGTAAAACAAAAATCAGAGGCGAGGCGTGAGCCGCGCTGTGCTTTCTTATCTTGGTTATTGGTTATTGGTTTATGGTTTATGGTTGCTATTGGGGTAGCATTAGGGGGGCTAATAGCCTCCTCATAGGGGGGCTTTGACCACCTCTTAGCCGCCCCACGTTTACCAGCCTCTGCAAACTCTTTATATTGCTTGATTTCCTTGTCAGCCCTTGGGTTTACAAAGCCTTCGGGTGTGGACAAAAAGAATTCATTTAGCACCGTCATTACATCTTCCTCATGGTCACGCATCCCAATTTGACGGGCAATGTCTCTGTGTTTTATGGGTTGTTCATGCAAAAAATAGAAATCAAGTAGCCGCCTATAGGCCAAATCTTCCAACAATGAAAGGTGATGAGTGTGACTTTTATAGTCACCAATGTGAAACTGGTAGTAGTGCATAGCCGCCTTTTAAACCCCTTAAAAAGAAACTGCGGCAGGAGAGGGGATAACTCTTTTCGGAACGGGGATCAATCCATTCCTAGCCGTGTTTCAAACAATTTTAATCCACAAACCAATGCGGACGCAACAGCTTTAATTGCCAAATTCTTGCAATAGGTACAGCTTTCCATTGGGAAATAGCTGGTTGCTTTATCCCTAATAGTTTGGCTAGATCACTTTGTGAGCCAGCTAATGCAATAAACTTTTCTTTATTCATAAGCCACATTATAACACATTTGTATAAAAGCAACATTAGGGAAAACACCTAGAAAATAATGTGAAATAGTTGTTGACATGGGTATAAGGTAGGTTATAATTACATCATGCCCTAGCAATTCGCATGGGGTCTTTTTAGGAAATCAAATGAAAATTGGTAAATCTTATTGGAGTGTTTCAGTTAGCCAAGACAAGGTTTGGGCAGAAATTGCTTTAACCGAACCGCAAACTGGCATTCGTGCAAACGTCATGCACAAATGCAAATTGATCAGGGCAGATATTAAATTGCAATTAAATGGCAAAACTGAATACGCCACAGAAATTGAAGCCCGCAAAGCATTTGCAAAGTTGGATCAAGAGACTGCTAAGTTTGTAGACGTTAACGAAAACTTCCCAGTTAGTTTGGGTCTTGGTTGGTGTTAAGAATGGATGGGGGCTTAGTCCCCCATTAGGGTAAGTCCTAACAAAATAATTGTTGACTTACACATAAGACCGCTTATAATTCACTCATGCCCTAACTTTTTGGGGTCTTTTAAGGAAACCAAATGATTGATACCAAACTCCACTATTACTTTGACGATGTTGTGTCTTATGACAACGGCCAGACTGTTGAAAACGTCAAGGTTGGTTATGACTATTACAACGCTGAAGATAACTACCCGTATGACTACGATTCTGCGGAAATTTTTGATGTGTTTGTGTTTGATAAACAAGGCAACCACATCACTTATGACATTCCCCAAGATGAATACAAACGCATCATGCAAGAAGCCAAAGCCGACTTTGCACAAATTCAGAAAGACCGCAATGAAATCTAAGATTATTCAAACACTTGTCGAATGCTTTTTGGCAATCATTGTCTTTGGCGGTTGGGGCGTATTACTTGCTTGGAGGGGTTGACCATGATTGATCAAATTAAAGAATATATGCGTTTGCCATCAGCCAAAGAACTAGCGGCTAAAGAACTTGAAATGGCACAGCGCAAGCTGTTAGAGGCTCTCAGCGCCCAAGAATATGCAAAGCGCATGGGTGATTACCACTCAGACAGAATCAAACGCCTAACGGCTTATTTAAAGGAAGAAACATGAAAGTTTATCAAGCAATCAACGCCATTCAAGCAGACTTAGCCAAAACTGGAATTTCCAAAGACCGCGTGAACTCTCAAGGCTCTGGATATAAATTCCGCGGTATTGACGATGTGTATAACGCGATCAGCCCATTGTTGGCAAAACATGGTTTGTGCATTTTGCCCCGTATGCTTAACCGCGAATGTACTGACAGAATAAGCGGCAAGGGCGGCAATCTATTCTATGTAGTTGTAGAAGCTGAGTTTGACTTTGTTAGTGCGGAGGACGGTTCTAAACACACGGTTAAGACGTTTGGTGAAGCAATGGATAGCGGAGACAAGGCCACTAATAAGGCAATGAGTGCCGCGTACAAATATGCCGCATTCCAAGCGTTTGCCATTCCTACAGAGGGTGACAATGATGCTGATGCGTACACACATGATGTTGCACCAACAATCATTGAGCCAGACAGCATGACAGAACTGTTTGCGGCTATTGAATCAGCAACCACATTAGACAATTTAAAGATTGCTTACAACGTAGCGTATGCGGCTTGTGATGGCAACAAAGTTTGGCAATTAAAAGTTATTGCCGCCAAAGACAAAGCAAAAGAAAGGATACAACTTTAATGTGGCCTTTCCCACCATTCCCAAACCCAATGGACAAGGGCAACAAAGTGCCTAAATTTAACCCTGAAAATTATGAGGACGCACCACTATGATTGAAATAATGGATCAAGGCTCAGACGCATGGTTTGCGGCTCGTATTGGTAAAGTCACCGCCTCCAAGGTTGCTGATGTAATTGCCAAGACTAAATCAGGCTACAGCGCCAGCCGCGACAATTACATGGCTCAGTTAGTGTGTGAACGCTTAACAGGTCAAAGGGAAGAATTCTTTACCTCTGCCGCAATGCAACACGGCACAGACACAGAACCGCTTGGCAGAGCCGCTTATGAGTCGTTTAAAGACGTTTTAGTTGATGAAGTGGGGTTTGTACCTCACCCAAAGATTTTGATGGCTGGCGCTTCTCCTGATGGGCTTGTAAGTGATGATGGTTTATTAGAAATCAAATGCCCCAACACGGCCACACACATTGAGACTTTGCTGTCCCAAACTGTGCCGGGCAAGTACAACACTCAAATGCAATTCCAAATGGCTTGCACAGATCGAGAATGGTGCGACTTTGTATCTTTTGACAATCGTTTGCCAGAGGAACTTCAATTGTTTGTTAAACGTGTCCCACGGGACAATGTTTTTATCAGGCTAATAGAGGGTGAAATTATCCAATTCCTTGCTGAACTGGATGACAAAATTAACAAACTTATGAAAGTAAAAAATGTCTAAAATTTATGAAATTTCCGTTGTTTCTGGTAAATACAAAAACAAAGATGGCCAAGAGAAATCCCGTTACCAAACCATTGGATCAGTCATTGAGACTAAAAATGGGCCAATGCTTAAATTAGACAGCGTTCCTTTGATGGATGGCGGTTGGAACGGTTGGGCATACCTAAACACCCCCAAGCCTAAAGATGATTACAAAGGTTTGCCAAAGGACGATGACATTGATTTTTAAGTTTATGGGGGGAAAGCCATGCAATTTTAGCTTGCGCAAGAATGGTTAGTACCCCCGCCTTTTAGGAACAATCATGGATTACAAAAAAATGTTTGACAAAATATTTCCCGAATTTCCAAGAGTCAGAGCCAATGACCCTTTGACTTCATTTGAAGCCGCGGACTCTATCAAAGACGCTGTGTCTCAACACCACCAGACCATTTTGGATTGTCTCCAAAAACACGGTGCATTAGGCAAAGATGGAATTTCAGCCCGTACAGACCTTGATGGGAATCAAGTAGCTAGAAGGCTTAATGAAATGAAAGTAATTGGGCTTATCCAACTTACTGGCAACACAGTTAAATCAAACTCAGGACGTAATGAAAGAGAATGGCAATGCACCAGATTGGATTAAACGGCAATTTCCAACTTCACCCATATAGATGCTGTAATAAGTGTGATCAAGACAAACCACCAGAGGGAGGCGTTGACATGGGGCATAAGTGGATTTGTCAGACTTGTTGGATTTCCAGAACTACAGGCAGACATTTAAGGCAAAACAATGACCAAAGACGATCTAATTAACTTGTTACGCATCACGGGCGCTCAACCAACAGCCATAGACGCTGTATGTGCGGCTTATGACGCTGGCTGGAACGATGCCCTTGACGATTACGCAAAACGCTTAGAACCGCTTCCTTTTGGCAAAGACACAATAGACAGCTTTTCTGTGTTTATTAGGTCAGCTAAGAAATAGCGCTTTTTCGTCAATTCTGCGGGTTTGCAAGCCTTTGAGGATTTTGCCTCCAGCCATGCAATATTTCATCAGTTCCTCACCAGCGCCTTCTTTATCGCCTCTAAGTAACTTTTGACGTAACGTAGAACGCTGGAGTGTCCCAAGACCCACGTTAAAACTAAAAGAAACAAGCCCGTCAAACATACCTTGTGTAAGAGGGACAGGACAGAAAGTATGCACCCCGCGCTCAAATCGTTGCAAATCAGTTCTAAGAATGGCATCTACTTCGTCTTTTGAAAACTGTCGATTATCTTCTTGAGCCAAAGGGAAACTGCCTCTTTGATCAATTGGCATCTTGCCTTGATTTGGGTAAAGAACATGGCCTACTCCTATTGTCCACAACTTAGCGGGACATTGATATGGTTTAAATCTCACACCCTCATGGTGCTTGATCATGTCAACAGCTTTAAAACTGACGTTCATTTTTTCTCAAATGCTTGTGAGCCAAACCAAAAAGCCACAATAGATGCCCAAATCAATTGAGTGTCGTTGTCCCACAATTGGTCTAAACATTCGCTAAAAGGCACGTTTGTATGGTAAGCGTACACAAAGCCAGCCACATCCACAAACACCAACAAAAGAAACATTCCATAAGTTAAAGTTGGGCGTACCATTGCCCTAGCGTTAGTCACCCATTGGGATGCACCTTTGCCAATCTCTATGTCGTGAGCATACAACGATTGACGCTCTTGTAGTCTATACCCTTGAGCATTTGTTTCGGCTTGGATTTGCATTTGCTCTGTGTGGATGTGTTCCACCCGTTCTTGAGCCTCAAACCCCGCTTTACGCAATTCAATCTCACGTTGAATTTGCAATTGAGCCAATTCAAGTTCATGCGCCTTGTCGGATCGGTCTTGAAAGAAACCTAATAACTTGGGCAAACCGCCCATAAGAAACGATAAAAGGGTTGAAAGTAGTGTTAGCATTATTTAGCCATTTCTGTTGAAGCAAGGTTGATACGGGTCTTGACAGCGCCAAGGTCTTGTGGTTCTTTGGTAAATCCTACAGAAACATAACCCTCAAAAGCGCCCATTTCTGGGGGAATTGAGCCACGGCAAATAAAATTTACGCCTTGTTTTTCTTCCCACTCTGAAGTCTTACCAGAGGCAACAAGTTTGTCGCAATAAACTTCTCCATTCATCATTGCAATCACGGCAGAATTACGGGTTGCATCTTTGCCAAACAAAGTAGAGTTATAGCCATCCAATGCGATTTCTCGCCCTTTTGGGCCATACGCAAGTAACGTGACCCTACTATTCACAACCAAAGCCACTTTGTGAACCAACACCGTTTCGGCTTCCAAATCCTTTTTTAGTCTTTCGGCAACGTGTTCTAAAACTTTGATTTCTTTAAGTTGGGGTTGATGGCTTGAACTTGTAATGGCATTCAAAATAACGGTGCGTGAGTCCCATGCAAAGTACCCAGCAAAGAACAAGAAAGATAAAAGGATGACCGTAAACAGTTTGAAAGGATTGTCTACCCACTCAATTAAACCAATCACTTTACCAATTGTGCTGTCATCTTTTTTAGCTTCAGGCTTAGACACAATTTTTACCTTGGGTTTAGGTGTTCTGCGTTTAACAGGCGCTACTTTGGCAGGGGATTTTTTTGTGACCATTATGCGTATACGTCCAGTTTGCGGTTAGTAAATATCTCCATGCGAATGCGCTCTTGAGTTACTTTTTTACAGTAAATCTCAAACCCTATGTCTTGCAATTGCACTTGTTTCTTTTTGGCTAATTCAAGAGTTTTGTTAACTTCCTCTTGTTTTTCCAACTTTTTTTGAGCAAGATCATGTTGGTCGGGATACCCTGACGCTTGAACGGTTGGAAATAATTTGATCGATTCAATCATTTTTTTTCACGCTCTTGCGCTTCTTTGTAACCGTGAATTATTAACGCCCTAGTTTCTGCCGAATCCGCTGTTCCCGCCCATTCCGAAAGATTGTTCCAAATCACCACATAATCTGTCGATTTGCAATACTGAGCATTGTTTTTTAACCACGCCACCATTTGCGAATGACGCTCGGATGGATTGTGCGTTGTGTAACCAATCCCATAGAACTCGCGCACGTAACAGCCATTCTTGGCTACGGCTCCAACCAGCCCCAACAGCAACAGTAGCAGAAGGAGCCAGCGCATACATTGGTTAGCCCCAGCTTGCTGTACCAATAACCGCAATTAAAGCTGGTACATCTTGAGCCGCAGTAATAGCCGCCTCAAGCCTTGTACACTCAGCGACCACAGCCGCACGTTTAGCCGCAATGTCAGCGGGGATGTCCACGTTTCTCTCGGTTTTTCTTGTTACAACCCAATCGGTCTGAGCCAACATTGAGTTTGCCGTCTGTTTAAACTGAGCAATCCACTGATGCTTCATGCCCCTTGTTACTAGGCGTTCTGTAGAGTTGACCATTGCTGGCTGTCCATCAACTGTGCCTAAGACTTTCACATACATGGGGTTGCCTTGCTCGTCAGATTCTTCTCTGTCGTTCAAGAGTTTGGGATTGTCTACGCCCCAATAAAAGCGTTGGTCATACCAAGGTGCAACAACATCAGGCGTTTCCACAATGCCAATGGCTTGCTTTTCCTCTAGGCTTGTCAGACGTAGCCAATTCTGTGGGTAGCTTGTACCCTCGTGCTGAAACCCCTCATCAGGGTTTAGTGTTCTGCCGTTTAGTGTGAACATTGTTTTCTCCTAGACCTCAACGGGCCAAACTAAATTTTTGCGGTGCTTCTGCAAAGGCCATGTAGATGTATGTGCCGCCTGATGCGTTAACTACAGTTGCAGAACGACATTTAAAACCATTAGACAAATCATCAATAGAAGTTGCAGATGTTTCAGCACCCGAGGAGTTTGGCAATAATGTATTTGTAACTACGTTATATGTATCTCTTTTGGTATCCCAAATGTACCAATCAGAAGTGCTATCAGTGCGCTTCACCATTACAAATGCAGGTCTAAATCCTGTGTAAAC